CTTATTTATGTTGGCCCGGCACACACATCCGGTCATCTAATACTGTATCCCATCCGCTGCCGGCCAAACCTATCTTGTATTTATTTAAATCAATCAGGTATTTAAGCGTTTCGACCCTTTTTGGTTTGCCTGCGTTCCCCACAAATACTAAATCATATTCCGGTATATTTTTTCGCGGGGTAAGGGTTTTAGAGGACCCAGAAAACAATAATGTAGAATTATTTATTTTGGGCAAAAACGTCTTTGAGGCAATAAATACATGATCGAATCGTGCAATAAGATTTTCTCGAACAAGATCGGGATGTGAATATATCCAACAAAACCTTATTGGAGCCGTTATCTTGTGAAAATTAACATAGCCTCCAAATAGGTAGAAATCTAAATCTGCATTTTCCCCGACCACCCTATAACCGCGCTTTGCAAACTCAATCTCTAAGCCCCTCTTGACCCAGTAGTCGGCCCACCAAATCTCGTTTTCTGCACCATCGGACGGTGAAATGATTCGTATTTTCACTCCTTATATCCCCCCTTTATCGCAACCTCTCTCAAAACATCCAATGCATCACCGATAAGATTATCATGTTCCCAAAGCACCTTGTCTCCATCAAGTATTTTTACGGGATACGATTCATCACAATCTAGTTGACCTATGGCATCTGCCGCCGCATCCTCAAATGTTTCATGATCCCAATCCATTGTTTGATAGTGCCTATGGACAATCAGGTTTATCATCGCCGCCCCTTTCGTCTATAACCTCACCGGAAGAATTCTGATTTTCATTACGAAGGCATTTCTATAGTCATAAAAATAATATGATTGCTTACAAAACTCTTTATAATCTTGTAGCTCTGAAAGGTTTTGCGAAGAGAAATTTCTGAAAAAATATGTACATGGTCCGGTGAGCCGTGATAATTGTTTTCCGTTACACATAAAAATAGTCTGCCGCCAGGAGCTACAACTCTTCTTATTTCAGAAAGCAGGCTATCCGTATGTAGCACATGCTCAATAACTGCAAGCATAAAAGCGTTGTCAAAAGATTTGTCTTGAAACCACATCGATGTAATATTGCCAACAAGAAAACTTAGTGTCGATGTGTTAAAGTTTTTCTTTGCATATCGAATAGCATATGCAGAACCATCTATGCCGATCATGCTACATTCGTTTTGTTCGTGGGCGATAAATGATCTGTGACCGGTTCCACATCCAATATCCAATACCTTACCATTTAGCACGCAACTGTTGAGTAATTTTTTTGTAATCGGGTGTGCGCGATACCACTCCATGGTAAATCGACCCCTCGCCTTTAAAGAACCCGGCCTCATTAAATCCATCCAGATATCATCAAGTTCTCTTAATAATTCGACAATCTTCGCTACTCCCCCTTTAAAAATTGCCCTGCCAACTTATTGAACGTCCAACTTTCCAGAACTTTCTTGCGACCCCTCATTGATATTTCAAGCCCCCTTGCCGGATTATTTTGGCAATGCCGAATCTTGTCAATCAGATCGTCTACGCTATGCCATTGCATAAGCTCGTTCGGCTCGAATACGCCCCTCAAATCAAAACCCGCCTCAATGTAAACTAACCCCATTGCTAATGCGTTCGGAAGTCTGATTGATGAACACCGGATTCGTGGGCGCTCTTCATCATAAAATAGGCCAATACTGATTGAATAGTCTTTAGAAAGCTCGACTAATTCTGCTCCGTAACTTGCTGCAATATTAATATTACCGTTGTTGCCAACTACATCAACCCTTATCCCTGCGAAATTAAGTTTTTCAATTATCCTCTGCCGGTAAGATGTCAACTGGCCGACGAATAAAACCGTGTCGTTTTCTTGATGTTCGACTAACCGGAATATATCTTCATCGGTTGGATGCAAAACCCAAGTAACTTCTGGCCGCCACATCGAAGTGCCGTATAACGCCGCCGAATAGATTTTCAGGTTTGGAATGCCGGCATCTAATAAACCATGATGAAATTCAAATCTGTTTAGCCACGCATCACCAAAAAATACGCTGACACCACATCCGGTATCCGATTGAATCTGCTTGATCTGATTGGGTAAAATCGGTAAACCCGTACCGGAATGATAACCCTTGCAACTTCCGCCTAAATGCAAATGATCTATTTCTTTTGGAAATCCAGACGAAGACACATCGCCTAACGACAATTCCCCGTACTTGCGAAATGCTGCCTGCCAGGGTGTGTTGGTTGTCCCGTGTCTATTTCTATAGTGAATTTTCACAGTTTTAGCATTGCCTATTTGTGTCAACATCAAATGCCAACTTCATAAACCTTGCTGCCCCATCATTAGAAATCTTGTGACTTACCCCGGCATCTTGCGCCATAACTGCAATATTACAATGCCAAGTCCATGCGTAATCGGGATCTTTTGCCATCGCCTTTTTCAGTGTACCCATTGCCTTTTCTATTTTCTTGCTCATAATTTTTACCCCTTTTTTTAATTGTACTTTGTTTTATTTAACAGCATACATCGTCGCCTCTGTGTGAATAACGTGCATCTTCTGATCCGTTACAATGTCCTGTACTTCCCCTTGAAACTTGGCTTTTGTGCCTATCAGCTTTCGGTATTCATCATTTGAATAATACCACCACGAATTGATACACCAAAACGAACGGTGCGTCGGGTCTTGCCAAGCTCCACGCCCGTCCACCGAAGGAGTCCTCGAATAAAACAACCCGTTATTTTTTAGCACCCGCCATATTTCTTCTATTACGAAAATTACTTTGTCTTGGTGAAGGTGCTCCAAGAAATCGACGGCCCTAATTTCATCGACCTTGCCATCGTCATAGGGTAGGCCGTTTTCAATATTACACAAAAGGTCCGGGTAGGTTTCGGGTCGATTATCGATATTGATATAGCCATGCTGTTTTCTGAATCCTGATCCCAGATTTAATTTCATATCAACACAAAGTTATCCCTGAATCGATTGGATAACTTCCAGCACTATCGCTACCATTACCCCATGTTATATAGGGTTCAGTGTATGGAACATACGGAACATACGGCAAAACTGGATTCGGATAAACCGGGTAAGGATAGGGTACACTTTCCGTATGAAGCAATTTATCCAGTTCGCGCTTTAGCTCCCAGGCTTTCTCAATGCTTAATGTACGCTTTTTCCCATCTATCTTAATTTCAAGACCTGTTACTTTGATTTCGTCTGATATTTTATGCCTCCTTAATATTCTTATCGCCTCTCTAATGTTCTCGCCAAATAATCGTTCTTTCATGATTAGTACGCACCCCACCAAACAGCGGGTGGAATGTTGATCGGTACTGCCGAATCGGTTGAATCGTTATCACATGATTTGCATATCAGATCGGGAAGTTGTTCGGATTCGGGTTCGGGTTCGATATCACCTATATTGTCAAGCAGCATAAATTCTAATTCGCACATCAGCGTATATGCAGCCTCCATTTCTAAGACTACCGGGTTGCCGTCTATTTTGATTTCGATACCCGATATTTCTACTTTGTTTGACATTTTTCCTCCTACCTTTTTCCAAAATCTTTACAAATCGCCCACAGTTGAAACCAATAGGGATGTTCTCTTATAAACCACCATGACCGCCAAGTAACGAGAATGAAATCATGTATTTCTGATAGAAAATTACATATCCGCAACAAGATTGATTCGTCTGTTGACAAGCCACTCCTAAAGGATTTCAATACCAAATAACCACGAAACTCATAAAACGCTTCAATCAATTTTTTCACGGCCTAAACTCCTTAAACATACTCAATACCGTTGTCTGTACCGGGTGGTCATTCGTAGCATAGCGATATTTGAAAAGCGGATAAATCTCAGAATAACGGTATAGCCAATCACTTTCCATTTCGCTATCATGGCAAATAATCATAATTGCGTTATCCTTGACCCTCATAATATCCACGATCCGTCTTTCCGCCGGTGCATGATCGATAAGCACAACGCCCCAAATTCCACGTCGCCTTGTACTGTTGATCTTCGCATCGTTGTAGCTTTTGACCAGTTTGACATCATGCCATTTGCTTTGATAGCCTTTTGACAGTTCGTAATATTCGGGCTTAACTTCATACGATGTAACGTGCCGGTGATATTCGTCGCCAACGTAGTGCAGATATGGTGTCGAATTTGGGCCGACTCCCATTTCTAATATCGGCCACCCGTTGGTCTGCGCCACTGCTTTTTTAAGGGTCGGTAAATGCGACCCTAGCTTATTCATCGATGCCGCCATATATCCAGACCATTGCGAATAAAAAGAATGTGAAAGTTAAGAAAGAGGTCCAGCTATCCAATCCGATACCCCTTATACCGGGTCAAAAAATCTATCGCACCACGTACCTTAATCCCCGGACTTTTAATTATGATTACCTCGCCCTTGACCTGTCCGCCATTTCGGATGATACAGGCTTTCGCGCTTTCGATTGTGTAGTCTTTGTGTGACATTATGATTTTGCTTTCTCTTGTTCCAGGGAATCTATATATTTCAACATCTTATCCTTGCCCTCTTGAAGCGCATCAATAAAACCGTCTATATGTTCAATTTCGCAAAGCATAAAATCTTCTTCAAAATCGAGCCTACCCTTCAAGAGTACGGTTAGCGCACCGGATATTCTTTTTCTAAGGCTTTCCCACCATCCCTTTGTTTGCCAATGACAATCCCAAGATACCTCTTTGTGGAAAATAATCGAAACTGTATCGTCATCATGTTCAAATTCAACAAAAATCCTATGATCTTTAGCCCCACATCCACATTCTACATTGTAATCAGCATAAAACGGAATACCCCACGATGACGCCCTCGATACCCCAGATGCTATTTTCGACCGTTCTGAATCAATCATTCCACGCCCCTTTAACTTCTTGATAATGCCGCCTTAATCCGACCGCTCGAATAGTACCCTTAGAATCCTTGACATACTTTACGGGCCGATGGGCAGTATCGCCATAAACTGACTTTCGGATTTTCTTTGCTCTTCCTGTATTCATTTTGTGCGCCCCCCTAATGTCCAAAAACAGTCACCGGCGAAAATGACAGGCCTACACGCCGACCCTCTGAAACCCCGACACCACCCATGTCCTCGGCCTGCCTGTTCCGCTACGGCGACTAATAATAATATAGTGGGTAGGGGATTTACACCCCAGGGGCTACTAGGACAATGTACGCCACAGAGATTGGCCCTAATGTACAATGCCGCCCACCCATAAGCCGCCCCTCTCGGAGCCTCGCCCTCACCCTTTCTTCCACTGTGGTATTCACAGCAACCCACCATATCACCACTCTATGCTAATGCCGCACTTTAAAGACGGTATCGTTACTCCTTCCACACTTGGTGGATGAGCTGCCATCTTCTATTTTATAAGCAAATATCCCGGCCCTCTAAAATCCCGGTTTCGTTATTGTCAAATACGCAGATGAACATTTTTGAACTGGCAAAAAGGCACTTGCCGCCGACCGATTGGGGACTTAATACAACTTCGTGGCTTTCGTATTTGTGTCCATGCCATTCACCCTGTGCTATCGACCCCCGCCAATTCGGAGCAACCACTATCGTAAATTTTGAAAACCGCTTGGCCTTCGTCAATGCCTTCTGCCATATACCTTCAGGCCAGTGTTCTAAAACATCGCCCATAAAAATCAAGCCATACGGTATGCTTGGCTCGTGTTCCATCCAGTCTGAAACGATAATATTGTTATATACTGTTCGGTGAACATCGGTTATATAACTGTCGGTAATGTCAATCCCGTCAATCCGAATGATCCGATCTCTTTTGTCCAGTCTGCCGTAGTTCCAGTCAAGGCACTCCCGAAATAAAAAGCCGTACCGACCGTTACCCATGCCAATATCAAGTATTGATTTCGGGTCGATCGCGTTTACTATTGATATGACCTTTGGGATCATTGCTATGTCAGATGATGGCATCAGCGACGTCCATCCTTCCAGTGGCCTTGACCACTATTCACCTTATCCCACGCCCTTCTCAGATCAACCGTATTGTATGGACTAACAACTATCTTTGCCAAGTGCTTAACGATAATACTCTGGTCAACCGTAACCTTGATTTCGGCTTTATGTAAGTTCCAGCAAAAGTAAAAATCATCCGGTATTAGCCGCTTGGCTCCCTCTTCATCCAGAACATCTTTAAAATATGGCAATTCCAGTCTGTCTAATATCTTCGGGTCAACCATTAGCGATCCGGTCCCGGTCATATCACATTCAAAGATTTGTTGGTCGTCCGGCGGTTTCATCGTCTTATAACGTGGGACCATAATCCCGTTCTGATCATCTACACCATCAAAATTATAGAGCGTAAACTCATACGGATAATATCTTGATACATTCAATGCCGTGACAACCGGTTCATCATGTGCCAACATCTTCTCAACGTATTCGGGCGGGTATATTTGATCGGTATCCATAAACAGGATTCGGTCATAATTGTATTTTGCCTCTCCTATAGATACGTTGTGGCGCTCTTGTGCTGTAAATTGTCGGAACCAACCAAGTTTAACTTGCCATCCGGTAGGTAGTTTCCAAGTTCCGATCTGTTGCAAAAACTCGGTTTCTACCCATTCCCTACTTACTGATATTGCGATAAGTGCTTTCATTTCTCCCCCTTACATAAATCTGGATTGATAACTGTCATCAATTTCAAGTACCCCTAAATGTTTAACAATGATCTGGGTATCACACCAAACTTGTGCTCCTGAATTATTTAATTTTTCGACAAACGCGACATCTTGCATTTTTCTAACATCGTTTGTCCCCGGTACAAATTGGTCGCCAAACCACGGCTTTGGCATTGACCGCAATATGTCAGCCTCAAACAGCATGACCCCCGTGCCTATAACTTCAACTTTTACTATTGGTCCCGTGTCCCGTGTAATAGGAACTTGCTCTTGTGTTTCGGTATCAATAGTCATACCGATAGGCTGAAACGGTCTTGTTCCTTGCCCCGGCCTGTGTCCACGAATCGGCACAAGGCAGTTGACTACCTGCTTTCGATTCATCCATTCATCCAAATTCGAATATTTAATCCATTCAAATAAACGCTTGATCATGTCTTTTTCAGGGTAGACTTGATCACCGCCTAAAATAAGAATATGAGTTGCGCCCCATCGCAATGCTTCCTCACATCCTATTTCATGCCGTCTGTCGGGCGTTCTGCCTGTGCCAAAGATCAGTTTGTAATTCGGCGGTTTTTCAAGCTCCTCGTAGGTTTCCCAAGTACGCCGCCATATCATGTCCAGACCCCACGGAATCATTATCGCTAACTTGATCGTTTTCCATTCGACCGGATTCCAGTCCATCGCTCCCCCTGCTTTTTAATTCGTTTTCAAGTTCTGTAACCTTTGCATCAAGTTCTTGTATCGCCTTGGTGAGAGGGCCGATAAATTCAGCCAGTCTCATACCGTACATATCGCTTTCCTGCCCCCCCACTACAAAGGCGTATTTTCCACTTGGTGCAATTTCTTCAACGTCCTGGGCGATAAACCCGAAATGCTCAACACCATCATCAAGTGGCGGCTTATACCGCCACTTGCATGGTTTTAACTTCCGTATAAAATCTAACCCAAACATATTAGAGATAGATAATATCCGTTTTTGCTCTCTTGTCAGATGTAGATACACCGATAAGGGCATGTTTATTGATTGCAGCCACGTTATAAGACTCAATCACGTACTGGTAGGTATATGTATAGAGTGCACCGGCAGATGTATTGGCAGACGGTGAAATCGCCATGCACTTAATAGTAGCCATCGTCGGGGACTGCGTACCCGTACCATCAGAGGCACCGGCAGACCGTGTAGCAGTTGCAATACCGCGACAGATAAAAGTACAGTCTTGGACCTCTGTGCTGGATGCTAATGCACCGCCCTCGATAACAGTTCGCCATCTTTCAGCTTTCTTCGCACCGCAATCGTTAAACCGTCCACCCTTTACAAGTACCCTTGTTCCACCGATATTTAAAATAGCGGTTTGTGGGTGTAGGCTCGCAAGAGTCACGTTCGCGTTAATGTATTCACCACCAAGAAACTGAATATTATCGCCACTGATAATAGAAATCATATGGCTTGACTGGTCTACAAGTTCGAACCGGCAACCCTCTACTGTAATATCGCTACCAGCAACTCGAAGAAGCCTGGTTCTTGGTGTAGAGGATGTACTGTTGACAAATCGTATATTTTTTACACGTATATCGTCTGCGCTCAAATTCCATCCATCGATTGCACCGTTTACCGTGATCGTGGGCCGGTTGTCACCGTTACCCAAACCAACAATTGATACGCCAATCTTTGCTACAGATACACCGGTTGTCAGCGTTTCAGCATGGCCAGGCATGACAAATAGCATATCACCATTACTTGCGGTACACTGTGCAAGTGCCGAAGCAACGGTCGTAAAGGGCTGGTCCGGGTTTGTCCCGTATCCGGCAGTCGTTCCACCGGTCGTGGTCTGCCCAGAATCAACATAATATATATTCCCGGTTGTCAGTGTTTCGTTGACAATTGCGAACATACCACCAGGACTTTTTCTGGAGAATAGGGGGGTTTTAGTTTTTGTTTTAGTCGTTCCCATCTTGTACTATCCTTCCGGCGGATTTTGACCGCCTGTTAAGGTATTATCCGTTTACTGCCATTTCACGCCTTCCTGCTTGCTTTGAAATAGCAGTTTCTTTTTCAATCTTCTTTCGTTTTGGTTTTTCAGGCTCGGACTTAATACTCATTCGGGCCATGTGTTCGGTATATGTTTCAACTGTCCTATTAAAATGCAATACGGTCGTTTCCTCCCGTCCTATGAGCGCCCAGTCACCTTTTTTGTGCTCACCGTAATCCTTTAAAAAATATACGTTAATCATATTGATAAGCCCCTTTTAATAGTAATTATATTTTGCATGGCACAGCCTAAACCGCGCCATGCAATTTTGGCGTTTAATTCAACGCGCTTTTAGATATGTTGCCACCGTAGCGTGGTTCCAGGATTGCTACTACCGACAGATTACCCGTGGCACCGGTATCGGTGTCCGGAAAACTCAGCGTTAGCCACTCTTCGTTGTTGGCTAGATCCATTGCCGTAGCTTCAACTTCTACTATTAGCATGTAGTTGTCATACGTGGCATGAGCGATAGAAAGATTCGCACTTGTAGCATTGGCGGCTAATATGTCAGAAGCAGTCGTTGCGTTTGTATATGTGAGAATCGTAGCGGTCGCAAATGCGTAATTAAAAGTAAGGGCGGAAGTCAAGGCCGCATCAGTGGTTCCGCTGTAGAGCTTGCAATAAAGCGCGGCCCCGCCCAAGTCCTGAAAGTTGATGATAAATGTTGCGCGGTGATAGTTCGTCATGTTGATTGAATCGCAAGGGTTCGTAGCGGAAGCGTTTACATCCATATCGCTCGCTATCGGAACCACTTTGTATTCTTCTGGGAATCTCATTTTATCTTACTCCTTCGGGGTCGGTTGTATCCGACCGGTAGTTTGTTATTATATCCGTATATCTCTGTCTAAATGGTGGACGTTCAAAATTAATCTTATGCCCACCATTTCAACAAAGAAGCGGTTATTCATTGGTTATCATCTATTCCTAATCGATGCTAAATCAGCTTTTATCTGCTATCTAAAGAAATAAAGGGGGACTGAGTATTCGATCCTTTATACGGAGTCAGTGCGCTACTCCAAAGTGGTTGCCCATCCGCTCTATAAATAAACCGATATGTCATTTGGGCTGTAATGAATTGAACATGTATGGAAGTGGCGCTTTCCATGCTACCCTTATCGATCATCAGGTATTGAGACAGGTCGAGTAAAAAGATATCGCCCTTCGTCCCCAAGGTCTGGCAGTGCTCAATAGCGATGACAGGTCTCGAATAAAGCGATCCATAAACACTTCCCGATAATCCGCCGGCAGGCATATATACCAAACTGCCCCCAGCACCGATGGCGACGCTCATGGTGGACAATTGGGGTTCAAGATCCTGATTTATAACCCAAATTGCATTCGCCCTAGACCTTGCGTGCATTCTTGCCCACATTTTCATCACATTTTCTGCAACTAGGGTCGCGGCAACCTGTCCGGTTTCCTTTGCAACGGAAACAAGCGCACCACAATTCAGGATGCCCAGGGGCATTCCAGCACCGGTGCCATTTATGATTGCATCGTCAATCTTGAAACCGAACTCTTCGGAAAACCCGTTCATCAAGACGGTTCCAAGGGCTGCGGTATCGGCTAAAAGCTCATCTGTTGCATAGCAAAGGCCAGTCAACCGTTTAAGGTCTAATGACATTTGCCGGAATTTCGGTTTGGTAGCGGATATCGTGTCAGCTTCACCATCCCAATATGCCTGGATTCCACCCCAACGGGAGCCGTTTACACGTGAGCTTTCATCAACGGCATTCATTTTTATGCCGTTGAAATTGCCACTAAGCGGCATTTTTGCCACACGCGGAACGAGTACACCCGTTTCATTGGTTTTTTTCATTAATTTAGTTGTAAACTTTTTCGGAACAAGAAAGCCACCATCGCTTGGAATTTCTTCACCCAGACCGGTAGCAGCACGGCTTTCTTCAAACAATCTTGGATCGATAGTGTGTCCAGGCATCGCAGCCTCACGGACTGCTACCATGTGATGCCCAAAGCTCTCCCAAGGTTTCTGCCCATCCCGGTTGTCACCAACCTCTATACCACTTCTATCACTATCCCCACCAAGTTCACCATCAACAACGGTCAACGCTGTATCGGGGGCGGCCAGGGAAGTTTCAAGCGCTATCGCTCTTTTTTCGTCTTCGATATCGGTCTTGATCGTATCCAGGCCATCCATTAGGGCTTTCATTTCCGTTCGAATTTCTTCGGTTACGTCTTCGGCTTTTAACTCACGGATTTCTTTCAGTCTTTCGATCTTTGCCCGCGCTTCAGCCTGCAATTTTTCTAACTTGTTCATTATATTGAGTCTCCTACTTCAAAGATTGTCGTATCAATTAGGGATCGTGTTTGTTCCCATTCGATTTCTGTTTTGTTAATATCCGAGGTTTCCGTTTCCTGATCGGTATCGATCTCATCGGATCCCCGCTCTTCTGTATCGGTCTCGGTCTCTTTGCCTTTCGTTGTGTCTGTTTCGGCACCATCGACCTTGACGCTATCTCTTGACTCGGTAGTGGTAACGGTATCGTCGCCATCCGTGTTTGATTTCGTTTTGGTGTCTGTTATTTCAGTTTCTTCATCAGTTCTTATCTCGGAAGTATCGGTATCGGTACTATCCGGTGGTTCTGTTTCTATTTCGATTTCAGTGGGTTTTGGTGTTGCACCCGTTAATATTTTAGTATAAAGATCACCCCTCGTTATGGTATGCGAATCAATTTCTTTGCCATCCAATTCTACCCTGATGGTAATCTCTCGATTCTCCTCATCATCAGTATCGTCAACAGGGACAAAGGCAAGATCTTCGACTTGTGACTGTTTTGCTGCATCCAACGATCTCAACGCCACGCGAATATCGGTTCCTGCCACAGTCTCGCCATAAGCAGCAAAAGCGACGTACGAATAATCAAATATTTCTCTAAACTTTGTAATCGTTCGGATAGGCCGATCTTTGTCCAAGTCTTTCCACTCATCCTCTTCAATCGTAAATCCGAAAGACATTTCCTGAACGTCGCGCCGGTCAATTGATTCGATAAGTGCATCAACGAATTGATTTTTTTTCGGAGGATCTGCCTCAATGTCAACACCCTTTTTAGTTTCCGTGGCTCGTAGTGTCCCGGCACTTGTTCGCGCAATCGGCAATAACGAATTACTGTTATGGCCATAAAGCAATCTTGGATCTGATCGTTTTAACGCTTCAGTTGCGGCACCCGGTTTTATGATTTCGAAAAAACCAAGATCCTCGGATCGTTTGTTGTAGACTATAGGGGTGCCGATAAGTTTCTTTTCACCCTCTTCGGCTTGCCGAACCTCTATTTTGAACAATCGCCTTTCAAGGATAGGCAGATCTTGATTTCGTTGACATGCAAATTTGCACTTTGATTTTTCCATCGTTTTTGTTCCTTAGGTTTATGGGGCAAATAAAAAGGGCAAGCGTAGGCGGTGACGCATTACGCGACTCCGATAAGGCCCTACACTTACCCTTTTTGATTTCTTGGCCCCTTAACTGATCAGGCTAAGAGGAACCCCATTTTTTTATTGTTTGTTTATTTTCATACTTTCTTAATTTCTTTTAATCTGACATTCGGCACTAAATCTTCATAATTTGTTTCATATTGAATTGTAACGTGCTGCGATATTTCGCCATCCTTCGGTTCCGGAAGTCCGTCACCCTCAAGGCAAACGATAAAAGTATTCGGGGGTCCGGTTTTGCCGTTCGCCACAACAGTTTCAACACTAATATTATCCGGCAGTTTTAATAATGCCTCTAAAAATTCGTTGTGTACTGTGATGTAGGCTTGTTTCATGTCCCTTAACACCCAATTAAAGCGTTATTTCCCCGGCAGGTCGTTGCTTGCGTCTGTCACTGATTGTAATCTGCCCTGGCTCTTTATCTTTATCGCTCCATGATGAACATAGGTTTTTATCATAACTCCTGAGATAAATAGTAAGGGTCTTGTCATCGTTCACTATGACATTTTCAACGCTACAACTTTCAGGTTGTGTTAATGCCAATCTTAAAAAATTATAATCCACCTTAACAAATGCTTTTTTATATTTTAACTCGATCATACCGCCTCCATCTGTAATCTTGGCTGAAAGTGCTTTTTTAGTTTTGCGTTTTTGGTCAAATTCTCTTTGGCCCACATTGGTTGAAGGTTCGATAACGACCAGCATCTTTTGAAATCTTCGTGGCCTGGATTTGAGAAGTTGTGGGCACTTATGGGTATTTTGTGGTCGATATGCCACTCACCATAATTGTCCCAATTCATACCGGATTGAAACTTTTTTTCAAGGTGCGCTACAAGTTCCTGCCTTGTAAAATCAACAAGCGATTCCCACGGCGCACCATCCTTGCTATTATGCCGAAAAAGACATTGCCTAATCGATCTTGAAATACTTTGGCTTAATCTAAATTTCGGATTTTCGCGCCGTTTGGCATCTGTTATCCTTCGTTTGTCAAGATTCAATTTTCCCCACTCAACCGCCTTTGCTTTTAAGTAGTCGGCGTTGGCTTTGTAATATTTTTGCCAACGCTCGGCAAATTTGACCTTGTTTTCTGCGTAATGTTTTTTTCCGTATTCCTTGCGCTTTTGTTTGTATTTAGGGCTTGCTTCCCTAATTTTCGCCTCTGACTGAAAGCATTTTTTGCACTTATTTCTAAGTCCGTGACTGCAATACCCTGCGAAAAAATAGTCTGTGGTTGCTGGAAATTCTTGACTGCATACAGCGCATTTCTTTTTAATCGTTTCATCTGTATTTGGTACTATCTCTTTATCGTGCCGCCTCTTTAAGTTTTCCTGCGCCATGCACTTCTTGCACTTACTGCGTAATCCATCAATGCATGTTGTTCCAACAAAGAAATATTCTGTGGTTGCTGGAAGTTCTTTGTGGCATTTTGTGCAGATTTTCATAGTATTAAATATAACTTAGCGTACAATCGCAATTTTGGTGTAAGGGGGGTTGCGTCTTAATTCCATTAATTTTCATTGGCCCACTACCACTCTTTGGATCGAGCACATCACCACTATCAACAAATGACTGCCCTTTTGAAACTCGTTTTCCTGACAATTCCCTGCAATATGGGCAAGTCTTCGCCCCTCGAATCTTCCAAACAACTGACATCCCCGCCCCAAAGGCCACCGTCTGAAAAACCGCATTAGACATTCGGACGCTCTCATTAGTCGCAATCTTCTCCGGCCTCTTATCATCTTCGGCCCATTCGTCAACCCGGTCTGCCACATCGTCAAATTCGTCATGCTCGATAGGTTCATCTGCCCGGTCTTCGTGGTCTTCGTGCGCGTCCTTCTTTTCCCCGTCGTCTTTCGGGTTCAATAGCGATACCAGTTGCCCATGACTCGATTCGACATGCCGTTCAGCGTATCGTTCAATATAATCGTTAATAAATGTATCGAGTTCTTTCAGGTCCGGCTCGACCCCGATTTCTTTTGCGGATTCCTCGATGATAGCCTCTGCGAATGATCGGAACACCGGCCCCATTTCTTGCTTAATGTAACCCGGTAACTTCCGATAAAAACTATCCAACCATTTTTCCATTGAGGCCTTGGATCTTTGAGACCTCTTTTTCGTCTGATTTTTTACGGCGTTGCCCTCTTTGTTTACGATCCGTTTGGCCGCCGCCTTGATAAGTGGATAGTACTGTTTGCTTATCCGTTCCCGGCCCGTGATTGACCGTTGCGCAACATCTTTGTTGTCAACTGTTTTGTTGTATTCAATTAACATTCTACCCCAAAGGGTCCGATCTAACCGATTATTCTCTTCCCCTGGTTCCGGCTCCCCCGGTTCATCCTGCATCTCTATCATTTTCCGGGCCATTGAAAGTGGGACCATATTGAGTGGAACAAATCGCTCATCGCCGCCTTCGACCGGATTCATGTTTTCTTTTTCAAGGATCATGTTCGGCGAGAAGGCTCCGACCTGGAACATCTTGCTATAGAACTCGCCCCTTGCTGCCCAATCACCCCTTAAAAGGCCCTCAAGAACATGCTCATAGTAATAACCCTGCTGTCTTTCGGACGGTGTAAGCAGCTGCATGTTGTAATTTTGCTCGCGCCGTACGGTCCACGGCCTGATACAATCAACTACATGGCTAATCTGGAGGGAAGATATATTGTCGAATGAGGATTTGGAGTGATCCTTTAATTTCATGGGTTCTATGTTGAACCATCTTGCGATTTCTACTACGGTAAAGGCTCTGGTTTGAAGAAACTGGGCATCTTCTGGTTTCACTCCGAGAGGTTTGTATTTCAAACCACGTTCTAAAATCATTACTTTATGGGATTTTCCTAATCCCTCGAAACCTGCTTTAAATTTCTTTGCAAAATCTTCGTATGCGTCCCCTAAATTCTCTTCCATTTCCAAAACACCCGCCGGGTTAGTGCCTTGACCGAAAAACCGTGCCCCATACTCCTCAGTCGCCATACCCAATGCAATCGACTCCCTGGCTTTAGTTAGAACCGAATACCCGATCAACCCATCAAACCCTAATCCGGGAATGTGTAGAATCCGTTCCCTTGGAAGCGTTATCGGTTTACCCACGCCGACATTGATATCATAAACTAACCGCTTGGATTGCCGTTTCGGTGTAACACGATCCGGCGAAATTGGCCAAAGTTCTGCAATCTGCCCCATACCGTTTCGTACTATCTCAGAATATGAGTTGCCCCAACTTAATTCATGTGCGGATGTAGTTTCTCTGTATGTCATGGCGGTCATTTCGGGGTTTGCTACCGAATGCAGGACGCCATAGCCCGGCTTATTGGCTACTTTTTGTGTGATCCGTTTAGTTCTCTTGAATAGATGGAGGGGTAGGCTCCCTATGGTCTGTGATATAATTGTAATCGCATTATAAACCGCTGAAAAATTCAGTGCGACAAATTCATTAACATCGACCCCCGCTTTTGTAGGACCGGCGAAGGGGCCGTACCAATAATCATCTGTGGGACCATAGCCCTTGTCGCTGCGTACTATAAACTTAGGAAAAATACCCATTAGCGACTTCCAATAAATCCAGCAACCGTCACGATACCCCCGACAACGCTAAGTGCTATACCCGGTCCAAACCATAAATAAAGACCGGACCCGAGAATAAGCAGTCCCAAAAATATTAGATAATCTGACTGGTCAACTTGTTTTAAAAGATCAAATTTCATTTAAGTATGGAAACCTTGTTACCCCTAAAAAAAAGAGTAGACCTATCCCTTCAGGAATAAGCCTTAATATTGATACATCTGAGGTGTCTGTTTTGCTGGAAACGATATACCCCTGGATGGTCAGTTACATATAGATTGTAAAATAGAAAACATGGAAAACCCCGCCCCTGTTTTCCGGTGTCCCCGCTGAATCAACTGCGGCCTAGCTAATAAGTTTACGGATTTGCAGGCTCATCACAACCCGCCCCTGCAAAGTATCCGCAAAAATCATCCTTGCCAGAATCTACAAAACCTTTTACACGTTGATCTGCGTATCCTAACCATGTCAACAGATCGTCATAGCACCCCTCACAATACGGAGCATCTTTGTGTTTTTTTAGTTTTTTTTGGAAGTTCTTAAAATCCCGGCCACACTTTCTACACGTCATCATCTTTTATTGTTCCTTCAATATAGAATATTTGTTTAAAAATCGTTCTTTTTGCTTTATAAATTCGATACCTTATCTGATGTGATAGGCATTGCTGATATTGATTAGACAATCTATATGCAATCTGTTTATAGGTAAGTCCGTGAAAGTAGAATAAGTGAAGGCATTTATTCTGTAATTCAGAAAGAAATGGAAAATTTACGCCGGTTTCATTGAAATATGAAGATAGCTCTGGAAACGTATGGATCGATTTATAATAACTAAGATTATCAAGGGTGAGATTTAGATTTTCAATGCTGATGGTCGGAAATGTTGTTTCGCGCTGAGATATATATTTTCTGTTTACATGTCTCTCTGCTTTCTCACACAGCTCAACACAGGTAGGTTTTTTAGAACAATCTTGACACAGCATAAAAAAACGGCTCCAGTATTTGTACCGAAACCGTCTGCTGTCAGGTGGGTCTTGGTGGGTTAAATTGTTAAACCGTCCGATGTTCGGGTGGGTTTTTTAGTAAATTAGATACGCCTCAAAGACAAAAGGAACTTTCTTTGGCGTGTCCCTTCATCTATTGCTAGTTTTTCAGATTCCCATCCAGCGATAGCGCAAGCCATAAGCTCCTTACGCGATAGCTGCTCAACGGGAACACCGAAAAAACAGCAACCATTAGCTTTTTCTAAATATCTATCGGTAAACTTCTTTGGTATCATGGTAAATGTTTAGCCACCCGTTATCAGGTAGGCTTTAAAGGGACACCATACAGGGAAATTACCCTCTCTATTTTCAGCCAGGGGTTCGTCTTCTCCCCTTTCTTTCTCATCGGGCGCTTCCGGATGGTGGCAATCATATCCAAGACAACGAATATACATGTAATAACTACAATCACCACAATCTTCAATTTCTATTTCTACCTTCATACTTCATCCTCTCATCCCTAACCACCCATTGTCGGGCGGGCTTTAAGGTAGTGGGGTTATTAATTCATATCTGTGTCTATTTTCATCGTTTCAGAATAAAAATAATCGCTATTATGCATCTCATGGGCATTAACTACGGCCAACGCTTCATATAAATCTACATCTATTTCATATTTCAATGCTAATTTGCATCCCCCTGGATAAGAAGTTTTAGCAACCCCATAAATAATGCCTAATTGCGAATCATATTTCACATCTCGAATTGATGCTTTAGTTTTCTGCAATGCCAATAATAATTCATTGTGTTTTTCCCTTTTGGGTCGATACATAAACATTGCGTAATCACCCATCTGATTTTCTCCTTAAAGAAAAAAACTTCTTAACCTTCCGAATAAAAAGGCGTTTTCTAAAAAATTTGACAAAGCGTTTGAGAGTTTTCTTCCTTGCCTTCGTTGATGACTGTTCCATTGCCAACTTAGGCAAAAACGGAAGGCTGTTCGCTAATTCTTTGTCTGTAATGAATAGTTTGTATATGAATTGTATCATGGGTTTCAAGTGGAGCCGCCTGGGTTATTCATCCCCTTTATGGCCCGGCGGCAGGGCACGCTTTTTAAATGAAAATGCTCTCTTTACCTTGCGAACAAAAAGATATTTCCGTCTGGATTTGATAAATTTACTGAGATATTCCGTACCCCTATCGGTAAACATTATCGGAAGGCTATTTGCCAATTCTTTTTCAGATACGAATAGTTTGTATATGAATTGCATCATGGTTTTTAGGAGTCGGCTTTTTCGGGCTCCTTCTTGGTTATAACAACACTCGCTTCGGTTGCCGGATTCGTAGAAAAGGTAACCCCAAGATGATCAAGTAGTTTTTCAACAACCCTCCCCAGGCGTGCAGACTCAAGCCAAAATCCGTCTATTTTCGACGGATCAATTATTTTTTTTCCATAAATGATATTGGCATTTTCGAGTTTGTGGATTCTATCTGCCAGACATCCAATCCGTTCATTTAGTTCTTTGTTCATTCCCCCTCCTCTGATTTAAAAAAAATGCGAGTCTGCGCTACGGGTTTAAGGGTTCTCGGTTGCAATCACTGAACCCCCCTGCTACCGGATCGGGCCATATGCCAATCTTATGTCCCCGCCACGGATTTACCAGGGTCTTTATCCCCTACACAGTGGGGTCGGTTGGCAACCGTCTTTGCTCCCACTCGCATTTGTTTATAATATCATTTCATTATGGTTCAATAGTTTTAAAAAAAACAGGGCAGGCCAGGTCGCTCATTATGCCGATGATAGCGTGATGCGTGTCCCCGGCTTAATTAATCGCGGCTACTTATTTAATTTTCACCGCACGTCTTAGTGGACGAAATGCCCTCGCTGCTGCCCTGTTAAGATTGCTTCATTACAAAACAACTTCTTTCAAATCGGAAAGAAGGGTTTTCAATTTATCCGATTGCTTGTTGATTTTGTTCGATGCGTTATGATAAATATCTGTAAATGTCTGTCCAGATTCCGGGATTACTGACTTTTCCTCTGGATCGCATGGCGGTTGTGGTGCAAGTTCGTATAAAAAGTTCTCCACCATCCCGACCGCATCTCTTAGGTTAAAAAGTGCTTTCTCCAAAACAAGATGTCTCTGTTCTCTTC